CGATGCCCTGGAACATCTCGAGGCCGATAAAATATGCATGCAATATCCTAAGGAATATTATGCTGTGCAATTTTATGATGAAAAAGGATATGGAGAAGGCGCGATAGGAAATCCGAATGAAGATTATATCTGTGTTGTAATGCCTATCAGAGTTGAAACGCCACCGCTTCTGAAGAAGGCAGAGGAAGAAGAGAAGAAATAAGGGAGTAGAAAAGGCAAAGGGAGAGGGATGATCCTTCGATTCGGGAAATTTAGAGGGCAGGATACGAGGAACGTACCGGATAATTATTTGATTGCCCTGGCGAATGATTTTAACAGGGATTGGATCAGAGTTATGCCGGATGAAAGATTTAAATTTAAGGTGCCAATTGAAGTAAGAATGGAGGCGCGGGAAGAATTGAAGCGAAGAGGATATAAGAAACAAGGGAGCAGGTGGATATTAAATGGCTGCGGATGAATATGCACAATTTATAAAAAGATTTTTCTATGACACCATGGGGAGATTTTCATATCAGACAAAGAGCGGGCTGCCGGTGCGATTCGATATTTTGAACCCATATTGTCTGCTCGATATAAAGAAGAAGCTCGAAGAGATGGGCAAGCAAGAGACAAAGGTATATCAGGCAGTGGTTGCCGAGATTGAAATAAGAAAGGAAAGGGGGGAGATTAAAATACCGGCATGAGCAAACAGCCAGCATTTTGGTTTTATCCAGGCGATTGGTTTAAAGATACAAGAACATTATCACCCGCTGCAAAGGGGGCATGGATCGACCTTCTCTGTGCAATGTGGGATTCTCAGACCAGGGGGATCTTGTCGTTGCCATTGATAGGGTACGCTCGACTAATAGGTGGCACAGTCGACCAGGCGTCGTCACTGGTTGCCGAGTTAATTGACATGCATATTTGTGACGCAGAGAGTGATGGTGTTCCCGTTACAAATTCGTTAGATATAATGAAGTGTAACGGAAATGTAACACTTATAAACCGACGCATGATAAGAGATAAAGTGCTAAAAGAATCAATACGTTGCAGAGTGAAACGCTTCCGTAACACTGCCTTGAAACGCCTTTGTAACAAAAATGTAACATCTATTCTTTCATCTTCCAGTATTCAAAAAAGAAAAAATAAACAAAAAGAAAAAATCTCTATTCCTTCAAACCTTGTTGATGAAATTATTCAATATCTAAACCAAAAGGCAAAAACAAACTTTAGCACATCAACAAAGGCAACGATTAATCTTGTCAAGGCAAGGGTAAGAGAGGGATTTACCCTTGATGATTTTAAAAAGGTGATTGACAATAAGACGGCTCAATGGCTCGGAAATCATGAATTTGAACCATATCTAAGACCTGAAACGCTTTTTGCAGCAAAGCATTTTGAATCCTATCTCAATGAAAAGATGCAGGGGAAACATCAACCAGGGATAGACCAGTGGGAAGGGAAGAAGTATATCGTATATGAGGGTTTGGTTTTGATTGATGATAAGCATATATTGCTCTCAGCAAAGGCGGTGGCTAACCGATATGGCGTTGATGAAGTGGATTGTATCTTTATGAATAATGGGAATAAGCTGGTGATGAAAGGGATTGATAAAAGCAAATATAAAATACTCCGGCCACAAGAGGATGGGGTATATGATCTTGCGAGGGTGTAGGGGATTGGTTTGATAATGAAAATATTTCCTTATGTATTGATTGTGTTGAACATGGGGGCGGCGATTGTCTATTATCTGCATGGCGATTACAGGCGGGGCACATACTGGCTGGCAGCAACCGTACTGAACATCTGTATCACGTTATGAGGAGGTAGGGATGGCAAATGAATTTAATATTGAACTTAAGGGAGTAGAGAAGGCGCTCAAGATGTTCGATCCGAAGAATATAATTTATGCCGCACGAAGAGCAGTAGAGGATGTAGCAAAGTCGGCAATGACAGAGGTGAAGAGAAATATTACAGAAGAATACAATATGAAGCCTGCCAGATTAAGCCAATATCTGAGATTAACAACCCGGCTAAGAGGAGACAACCTTGAGGCAGTTATAATGGGGAAGGGCAGGGGACTTGCCTTATCATCCTTTGATGCAAAGCAAGAAGGGCAGAGGATTATAAATATAGGATCGGCAAGAAGGAAAAGCAGAATGTTATTGCGTAAGAAAGGAAGGGGATATGGCGGGCAAGTGACGGTATTGGTAAAGAAGACGAGCGGGCGAAAGGTGGTAGGTGGAGAACCCAAACCATTTATTGTTCAGATGAAGTCAGGACATATAGCGGTAGTTCATAGGATTGGCAAAGAGAGGAAACCAATTAGACAACGTTTTGGCCCTGGAATCGGTATGTTGTTCGGCACAAAAAAAATCATGGGCAATGCAAAAAGGATTATAAATGAAAAATTTGAACCAAGATTCAGATATTGGCTCGACAATTATATGTCAAGCCATTAATGAGCGGGTCCTTCCTGGAGACAATTCGTTTACGATCACAAAATGAGCATGAAAAATCTCTACTTTCAGAAAAAGAACTGGATGGAAATATGGAAGTGACTGAAAATAAAGCAATTCTAAAAAGACAAGGGCATATAACACCCGGGATCCTTTTGGGGGAATTTAGTGCAGACTTTTTGGATGAAGAGCATTGCAGACAATGGATCCTGAAAAAGTTACATCCAAATGAGGATGTATTCTGCCCGGGGTGCGAGGTATCGGATTCAGTTCTTACTGGCAAACGCGCTGAAAGATTTTGGATGGCAAAGCGGGTTAAGTGTTCTTATTGTGGGAAGTATTTTACAGCTCTGACCGATACATTTCTATCGGGTATCCATATGACATTCAAAGAAATAATATTGCTTGTGATGCTGTTGGGGCTTGGATGCTCTAATACATCGATCGCAAAATTTACTGGTTATAATGAGGAGACTATCAGGATCTGGAGAAAGAAGTTTGAGATCATAGAAAAGATAAGGACCATAACGAATGGCTGAAGAGCAGGACAAGATAACCACCGATATTCTCGCGATGCTTAACATTGGCAAGAATGCCAAGGCAAAGATGTATCATACCTTTCTGATACGGCTTTCTAAGGGCGAGACATTGAATGGTTCTGATCTTAAGGTATTTGATACCCTGAGCAAGGAATTAAAAGAACAGACCGGCGGGGCTGCAGGAGAGAAAGATGCAGAGAAGCCAGCCCCTACTACACAGACCCTTAAGAATCTTTTATCTGTTGTACGCTATCTTAAAGAACAGGGCTATAAAATCGGGAAGTCGGCGGTTTATAAGCATCAACAGGAAGGCAAGATCAGACCCAACAAAGACGGTGTTTATGCGCTCGATGAGACAGAGCGATATGCAGCAACATATTTAAAAAAGAGCGATGGCACTACGCCCGCATCCGCAGAGCTCGACAAAAAACAGCGCGAGAAAGTGGATGAGGAAACCCGCAAAATAAAAGCCCAGGCTGAGCATTGGGAAATAAGGACGTCAATTCTGAAAGGCTCATTTGTCCCGAGGGAGCTCTTTGAACATGAACTTGCTGCACGTGCCACAATCTTCCGCTCGGATATTGAGAATTTTATAAGAGGTCAGGCCCAGGCGGCAATCAATCTTGTATCCGGTGACCAGAATAAGGCCCCCGACCTTATAGATTTTATGCTCGGGCAACTCGAGGTGTGGCTCGCCCGCTATACTGAAAAGGAAGAGTTCAAGGTTAATGCGCAGGCCTACGAGCGGCTATTCGAAAAGGCAACAGCGGATGAGCTGGAAGACGGTGATGATATAGAAAGCCGAGGTATGAATGGTCAGGATTAAAATAATACTTCCAGATAGTAGAGAGATCCCATGCAAAATTAAGGACCGGCACTATAAGAGATTGGATCAGAAACTGCAAAACCTCTCCTATTGGAATAGATTTAAATTACTTTTTTTAAAAAAACATGAAAGGTGATTGATGTTTAACTCTTATACCTCCGGCAATCTGGCTCTCAAGACGCCACTCCCGCTTCCCTATTCCTTTCATTTTACCCCTGCGGAGTCCCGCGTCTTTCGCCCCCGCGAGCGCCTGACTGTCTCTCAATGGGCGGAGCGCCATCGCATCGTGACTAATGGGCCCATGAAGGGCCGCTGGCTCAACAGCACCACGCCATATCTTGTCGAGCCGATGGATTGCTGGAATATTCCTTCTATCCGAGAGATTATCCTCTGTTTTGCCCCTCAGACCGGCAAAACCCAGGTTGCCTTTAACTGTCTTGCATATTCTATCGACCAGGACCCCGGGCCAGCTATGTATGTCATGCCTGACGAAAAGGTGACAAAACGCATCGCCCGGCGCCGCATAATTCCTATGTTCCGTTCATCTCCTCGTCTCGCTGAGCTTCTCTCTCCGCGGGCTGATAATACGACAACCCTTGCCGTCAATTTTAAAAATGGTATGGACCTCATGATGGCGTGGGCGACATCCGCTGCAGAGCTTGCATCCGAGGATGTGCGCTATCTCATTCTTGATGAGACTGATAAATTCCCTGACTTTTCAGGCAAGGAAGCGGACCCGATATCACTTGCGAAGATTCGTACCAATACTTATCCATTCACAAAAAAAATTCTCTATACCTCCACGCCTGCGAATGATCCATCCAATATTGCGAATCTACTCATTTATGAAGCCGATGAGGTGCGGGTATATGCAGTTCCATGTCCAATCTGCGGTCATGTACAGATCATGGATTTTGAGCATATTTCATGGCCGAAAAATATCCATGAACCGCGCCAGATCACCCGAAAGAAACTTGCCCGGTATTCCTGTGATAAATGCGGGATGTTCTGGGATGATTATATGAGGGATCAGGCTGTTAAACGGGGTTGCTGGATTCCCGGCACAATGAATGATAAGTTTGAATGGATGCCAGCAGACAGGCCGATTGTTCGTCCACGGGCGGTCGGCTTTTATCTTCCTTCCTGGTATTCACCATTTATATCACTTTCAGAGATTGTCGCCGCACAGATAAGGGGTCAAGAAGACTATGCAAAAAAGATGGTCTTTGTTACCCAGCACGAGGCCAAGCCATTTGAAGAGGCTGTCGAATCAAAGACAGAATCACAGCTCTTAACCCATAAAACAAAACTCGCCTCAGCCATTGTCCCTGCAAATGCCATTGCCCTGACTGCCGGTATCGATACCCATAAGAACGGTTTTAAATTTACGGTCTTTGCCTGGGAAGAGGACCCGAATGGTTTAAGTTTTACGGTCCACAAGATACATCATGGCGTCCTTGCCACTCTGAAAGATGTGGAGATGCTCATATTTGAGACGCGCTATCAGGTAGAAAATTCTCAAGGGACTATGGGGATATGGCGGGCTGCCATTGATACAGGTGGCGGTGCGCTTGATGAAGAATCTACTATGACGGAAGAGGTCTATCAGTGGCTCAGGGGTGTTCGTCCGGGCACGATTTTCGGTGTCAAAGGGGCTTCACACAGGCAGATGAACCGGGTAAAACTCAGTACTATCGATAAATTCCCTCATTCAAATAGACCCATTCCCGGAGGTCTTGAGCTCCGCATCCTTGATGTGGATCAGTTTAAATATCTTCTTCACTGGCGCCTGGGCCGTTCTTCCGAAGAAAGCCAGCGCATCTATCTTGATGCAGATACCGGCATTGATTTTGCGCAGGAATTCCTTGCTGAAGAGCTGATCCGGGACCGCCGTGGACACAAGAAATGGAAGCGGATCCGCTCAGCGAACCATTACCTTGATTGTTTTGATTCTGAAACTGAAATATTAACAAAACAAGGCTGGTTATCTGTAACCGATATAAACTCAGAACATGAATGTGCAACCGTCAATCTTGGTAATGATCAGATTGAATACCAGAAACCATTAAGACTTATTACCCGGGAACATCATGGTGAAATGGTTTATATCAACGGAAGGCGTATTAATATTATGGTTACACCAAACCACCGCATGGTGATATATAAGAAACGATATGAAGGTACCAGGCAACAGGGTAAATGGATTTTTGAAACAATCCCAGAGATAGTCCTGGCAAAAGATTTAACTATATGGGATAGGATAAAACTTACTGCTCACTGGACAGGCGAGTCTATTCAAAACGTCTGTATCCCCGCAAGTTTTAAACAAAACCAACCTTGGATACAAATAGAGCCTGAACGAAATATATCTGCAGAAGATATGGCTGAATTTTTAGGCTGGTATGTTGCCGAAGGTTATACTGCAATAAATATATATGGCAAAAATAGTATCAGACGTAGAGTATGCATTGCTCAAACAAATAAAGATAAGATACAGCTAATTTCACAATTACTCAATAGACTTCCATGGAACTGGCATTATTCAAAAAGTAATCATGTATTTACCATTACTTCAAAACAATTATATGATTATATTCAATGGGAATGCCCAGGGAAACAGGAAATACGCAAAATTCCTCAATGGATTAAAGATTCATCGCCAAAAACTATAAAATGTTTTTTCGATGCCGCCATATTGGGTGATGGATGGGTACAGAAAAATTTAAAAACATATGCAACCGTGAGTAAATTGCTTGCAGATGACATACAGGAACTTTTTATAAAAGCAGGCTATTCATCAAATTTAAAACTTGTAAGGGCAAAACCAATTAAATTAAAAGGGGTAATATCAAACAATACGCTGAATCAATATTGGGTGACTGAATGTAAAACAAAGACTGGTCATTTGCGGTCATGGAATAATAAACCAAATTTTAAAACAATTCCCTTTGATGGCATGGTGTATTGTGTTTCGGTACCAAATACAACCTTGATATGCCGGAGAGAAGGTAAGGCATTTATTGCAGGGAATTGTTCAACATATGCCCTGGCCTGCGGGGATTCTGAATGGATGCCATCGCTTAAGATGCTGAGCACCCATATAAAACAGTTGAGAGCGAAAAACGGAGAGCCAAGAGCAAAGAGCAAAGAGCAGGGAATGGAGAACCAAGAGCAAAGAGCGGAGGGCAGGGGGCAGGGTAAGCGGGGGTTTGAGCGGCCGGACATGGAGAAAATGAGAGAGAAATTGTCGGATAGGTTTAACAGATGAGCGAGAATAACAAAAAGATATTAGTTGGTGTGAAACAGATCGTAGGATATCTTGAAATGTCACCGCCTACATTTTATAAATTACTTAAAAAAGGTTTACCAGCTAATCTTATAGATGGGAAATGGTATGCACATAAAGAAAATCTCGATGAATATTTTAGACTTGCAACCAGAAAACCACCAGCAGAATTCCCTATTGAAGAGGATATAGCATGATTTATAGAGTTAATATATAGCTACGGACAGTAGTCTAGGGAGACACCTCTCCCTTAAAACCATTCCGCCAATAACGGAATGACGGGATAACCCGCTACCATCCGCATTCTGAGATTGAATGTATTGTAGCAGGGGGAATCCCATAAGGTCAAGGGGTGTCTCTTTGAGGTAGTGGGTCAGTTTGAAAAAAAAATATAATAATCAGAGGCAGACCTGCAAGGTTTGTGGCAAGAAAGATAAGTTTGATTTTCATGTATCCAATGAAATGTGGGAGGCTGTAGTCCCCCCCATATTCAGAAAATTGGTGGTCTGCTTGGACTGTTTTGACAATTTTGCATTTGAAAATGATATCGAGTATGCAAATTCATTAGACTTGTTATGTTTTGCGGGGGATAAAGCAGTATTTGAGTTTGATGTTAAGTCAGCAGTAAACGTTTAACTCTATTTGCAGTTGTTATCGGCTTTTTTGGATTTACATTCATTACATAATTCACCAAGAACCAAAAACAAAACCAGGCGATCTCTATCGGCTCGGGCCCCACCGACTCCTCTGCGGTGATTCGACATCGAAGGATAATGTTGCAAACCTGATGTCCGGAGAGAAGGCAAAACTTATTTTTACCTCGCCCCCATATAATATGGGCGCCGGCATGTATGAAGATTACAGCGATAATATGAAAAGTATTGAATATATCAATTTCAATCTCGATGTAGTGAAGCTCTGGCAGGAGTTCCTAAGAGGATATCTCTTCTGGAACATCAGTTATAATAGAAACACCAGGTGGGAATTCATAGAAATTCTTTACCGGGTTATAAAGGAGACCGGCCTTGCATTTCTTGAGCTCATTGTATGGGATAAAGGCCATGGCCTGCTGGTTCTCTCGAGGGATATGCTTACAAGGCAGTATGAGGATATCCTTTTTATGGGTGATGAGGAGTCAATCCAGCGGGAACTTGAGCTTTACTATATAGGCACAATCGAAAAGAAGGCATGGTTTAATAAGGTAACCGGCAAAGGGATTACGAATTACTGGCGGATAGATACAAACAATACCCAGCTTAAAAGTCATCTTGCCTGTTTTCCTGTGGAGCTCCCCTCAAAGGCAATCCGGTTAATGCCGAATATCAACGATATTATATGCGAGCCCTTCGGCGGATCAGGCACAACCCTCATAGCTGCCGAGCAATTGGGGAGAAGATGCTATATAATGGAATTCTCACCCTTATACTGTGATATTATTGTCAGCCGGTATGTCGGATATATCGGCGATCCACATATAATTTGTAATGAAAAAAAGATAGTCTGGGAAGCCCCTCCAAAAACCCCTGTCAAGTAAAAAAACAGTCATTCTATATAAAAAAACAGTCATTCTATGTAAAAAAACAGTTGTTCTACGGTTTCGTCAAAATTCAGGGTGTAGAATCTCCCTAACATGAAAGGAAGCAAAGAGCTGAGGGCTGAGGGCAGAGGGTTTAAAACTCTCCGCTCCACGCTCTCCGCTCCACGCTGGGTTTGATATGGCTATTAAAACGACATTGGAACAGCTCGAAGAAGTCCAGGCGGCAATTACAAAGGTAATGGCTGGCCAGACTGTCGAAATAGATGGCAAGCGGATCACCCGCGCAAACCTGAAAGAGCTTTCTGATCGTGAAGCGACACTTCTCGCCCGCTATAAAGCAGAAACAGGTACAGGCGGTATTGCAATAAATATAGGGATTCCGAAAAGGGATTATTAATGAGCAGAGAGCATGGAGCTGAGAGCATGGAGCATAGGGCAAAAAAATGATTGCTGAAGCAAGAAAGGTTGATATTTTTACCACTACCCTACAGGTAATTGCCGGTGCCCTGAATCCCGCCAAGGCGGGACCGCAGCTTTATAATGCAAAAGGGGAGATCATCCCTGATTCTTATTATAGCTTCAGGCGTCAGGCGGCAAAACGCACCGGCTCTATGAAAAATTGGATACCGCAGCGTCTCTTTAGCCGTAGTCAGGAAGCCCTTGAACGTGAACGTATAGTCGAGCGGGCGATTGATCTTGCCAATAATGACCCACATGCCGCAGGCGTAGTTGATACTTTTGCTGCAACCGTGGCAGGTTCAGGCCTTGTACCTATTTCCATGCTTGATCAGGATACCTTAAAACTTGAAAAAGCTGAGATCCGCATTATCCAGACGCAGCAAAGGATAGTTTATCAGACCTGGTATCCCTTTGCAGATGTCACCGGGCGCATGACATTCGGAGCCATTCAGCATCTTCTTATACGTAATCTTGTTGAATATGGCGAATATATCGTTCTTCTTCATATGTTTGATGATCCATTACGTCCTTATAGCCTTGCATGTCAGGTCATTAACCCGCTTCGCCTCAAAACCCCGATTGACCAATATAATAATCCGAATATAAAGGACGGCGTGGAGCTCGGGGAATATGGCGAGCCGGTGGCTTACTGGATCAAAAAATCATCCCGCCTCGGAGCAAAAAGCTATTTACCGGATACATCTTCTAATTTCTTAAGGATTCCCATCCGGCAAGCCCACCGTTGGAATGTAATCCATAATTTTGTATGTAAGGAACCAGAGCAGGTCCGTGGGGTTTCATTTTTTGCCCCTGCAATGAAGTTCTTCCGTGACTTAAATGATTATCTCGATGCCGAGCTCGTTTCAAATATCGTAACCGCTGCCTTTTCTCTTTTTATCGAAACACAGGCAGGTCAGGACCCATTCAATATAGCGGGCAATCTTGCAACCCTCACAGAAACAGAGCAAAAAAGAGGGAATACCACAACATCCTATGATGTTCGCTATCAGGAAATGATACCAGGGCAGATTATGTATGGAGGCCCTGGAGAGAAGCCCACTGCAATCTCTGCAAATCGTCCGGGTGCCACCTTCGACCCATTCACAAAAATTATAAAGAAGGCAATCGCCATGGGCTTGAATATCCCTTATCCGGTCTTGTTTAAGGATGTGGAAGGCGTAAATTTTGCAGGTTTTCGCTCGGCAATGCTCGATGCCTGGCGGGTGTTTATGTATTACCGCACATGGCTCGGTCAAGGAACGAATCAGAAGATTTATACAATGCTCATGGAAGAGGCATGGCTCCGGGGAAATCTCATTGTGAAAGATTTCTATGTGAATATGCATAGCCTTACCCGGGCAGAATGGCGCGGCTCACCAAAGGGTGATATTGAACCCATTAAGGCAGTCCAGGCAGATATCCTCGCAATCCAGAACAATATCAAGACCCGTGCTGAGGCAATAGCAGAACGTGGCGGCGACCTCCGTACAACCTTTGACCAGCTCCAGGAAGAACAGGAGATGATGAAGGAGCGAAATCTTATGGAAGGTCCGCTTCTCGATGCTTCAAAGGTTGATACCGGCGGCGCCGTAGGAGACATGCCCGGCGCCGGAAGTGAGGGATTATAATGCCATATCCAAATGAACATGCCTGAAGGCTCCGTAATCCGGATGACTTCCAGGATGGAAGTTTCAGACGCACCGAGCGGGACCATAAAGGCAAGAAATATTCAGTGATTATGGGAAAATTAAAAAAGGAAAAGACTATGACCGAACAGGCATATAGATATCCAAAAGATACATGGACAGAATCAGAGGCCCGTGATCATTGTGATGAGCATAAAGGTTCCTTCACTCCTGCAAGCGATGAAAAAGAAAGCATACGCCTCACTATCCCCGACATTTTGAACGCCCCATGGGCAATCCTTCCAGAAAAGCTCGAGCAGATCCATGCTATCTACCAGGCCCATATATTCAATGAAAAGATAGATATCGCCGCAATTGAGGCCCAGACCGGCAAATCCCTCGATAATAAAACGCAGAATTACAAGATTGAAAACGGCGTTGCCATAATCCCCATTAATGGCATTATTGCCCGCAAGATGAATCTTTTTATGGCGATTTCAGGCGGCACATCAACAGAATTTTTGATAAAGGATTTTCTTGATGCGCTTTCCAATCCTCAGGTTGATGCAATCCTTCTCAATATAGATTCTCCTGGCGGGGCAGTCGGAGGCCTCGAACCTCTTGCCTCGCTCATCTATTCATCGAGGGGCACGAAACCTATCATTACCTTTGCAAATGATATAATGACCTCCGCCGCCTATTGGGTAGGAAGCGCCGCAGATTATATTATTGCGGAATCTACATCTGAGGTTGGCTCAATCGGTGTTGTAACGATCCATTATGATTATTCTGTCAAGGACGAGAAGGCAGGCATAAAGAGAACTTTTATTTCGTCAGGCAAGTACAAAGCCCTCGGCAACGATGCAGAACAGCTTTCAGTTGAGGCACGTCAGGAAATCCAGGGCATACTCGATTATATCTATACAATCTTTGTTGATACTATAGCCCGTCATAGGGGTGCAGATTCGAATACAGTTTTAAACACTATGGCAGACGGCAAAATTTTCATCGGTCAGCAGGCATTCGATGCCGGGCTGATAGATGGATTAGGCACGATTGATGACGCAATTTATAAGGCGCTCTCAATGACACAGGTTGAAAAACCTAAATATTTTAGATAAGGAGGTAATACCATGCCAAAGGCACTCGAGAAAGTACCAGAAACATTAATTGAATTGGAAGGTTTTCTTCCAGAGCTTGTAGCACAGGCCCGGGAGGAAGGCAAAAAGAGCGTGGATGTGGAGGTGGTAAAAAAGGATGCAGCGAGCAAAGAAAAAGAAAGGATCCTCGGGCTCGTTGAAACTGTACTTGGCGAGGAAGTCGGAAAGAAGATGAAGACAGTGATTGAGTCCGGCGTAACAACCGAGCAGTTCAAGGCGATCGAAAATATCACACCAAAAGGCAGCGCCACGGGTGATGAGAAATTCAAAACCGAAATGCTCGAGGCAATCAAGAAGGCAGGAGCCGCGAATGTTGGTTCAGATGGTGGCGATGGCGGCCAGAAAAAGGATTATATGACGATGGTCGAAGAATACCAGCGGGACCATAAATGCACAAAACTTGAGGCAATGCAGGCAATCACAGCAAAACATCCTGATGTGCATAAAGAGTACATCAAAAAAGCAAACGAAGGAGGTAAGTAACCATGACATGGAATCCAGGAGTGAAAACATTAATAGCAGGTGAAGCCCTTGCAGCATATCGCAGGGTAAAGATTTCACCCGGAACTGTAACCGACCCGCCAGAGGTCGTTTATGCCGCCGCAGGTGAAGATTTCATCGGTGTAACCCAATATGCTGTGGAAATTGGCGCCGATGTGGCAGTCAAAATGAATAATGGCCCCGGCACATTCGAGATTGAATGTGCTGTAAGCGCTGCCATTGCACGAGGCACTGTGCTTTATGGCGCAGCTTCCGGCAAGGTAAGCGATGCATCGAGCGGCTCGGCGCAGGGTATTGCCCTTGAGGCAGGCGTTGATGGGGCAGTAATCGAAGTCGCTGCATGGAATGTGAAGTCAACAACAGCAGGGACAGTGAGCATTGCCGATGTCGGCAATTTTACCGCTGCGGCAACAGTTGAAGCTGCCCTCGCTGAAATTTTTCAGGGCCTCAAAACGATCCAGAAGACGGTACCCATACCCCTTAACGCCATCACCATGGAAGACGGTACAGCTCTTACAAAACAGGCGACCACCGTCGCCGGTATAGCACAATTGGCGAATAAAGAACAGGTGATTATGATCCCTGTTAATTGCACGGTCGGCGAAGCCCTCGGGTTTTCCATACCGCTACCTCAGGATATAGACGTAGCCGCCGACATCGAGATACACGTCCTGGCAGGGAAAGCGGCTGACCTTGACGTCCTGACACTCGATTGCGAAGTATTCCCTGTAGCCGCCGGCGACGTGGCCAATGCGGACATCCAGGACACCGCAGCACAGACTATTGTGGCTGCCGTCACTGAACTTATATTCATTTGTGGCCTTGACGGGCTTCTCGCCTCTCCCAGCGCCATTACCGGTATCCTGACTTTGGGCGGGACGAACGACGGCGATGCGGTCTACATCTATGCAGGCTGGGTAGAGTACAAATCCAAAGTCTTAACATCTTAATAAAGGAGGTAAATAGAAATGAGATCAACAAACACACCAGCATTATATAGACCGGACCTCGGAATTGCGGTCATGGAATTTGTTGAAGGCGTCCAGATGGGATATATCGGGCTTGAGATTATGCCCTTATTCCCCGTTGGCGAAAAGTCGGCAGGTTTTCCTGTGATTCCCAAAGAGGTTCTGCTTAAGATACCCGATACAAAGAGGGCCCCGCGCGGACATTACAACAGAGGCGATTGGCAGTATGAAGAGGGAAAATACGATACAAGCGAACATGGCTGGGAAGAGCCCATTGATGACGGTGAAAGAAAGATCCTTGAAAGTAGGGTCCCGGGGGCAGGGGATTTTATTGCAACCAAAAGAGCGATGGGTCATATTCTCAGGGGGCAAGAAAAAAGGATTGCAGATAAGCTCTTTAATGCGGGCAATTTCACCGCCCATTCAATAACCAATGAGTGGGATGATGCAGCCAATGCAACACCAATCACCGATATAAATGCCGGAGTTATGGCATTCAGGTCTCAGTGTGGTATGTTGCCGGATGCGCTTGTAATTACCTATTCCACATTCGTCAATCTGAAAAGTTGTGCCCAGATCGTGGACAGAATCAAATATACATTCCCGGGCCTTGATATCAATGGAATGTCAACTGCCCAGCTTGCAGCGGCTTTCAATGTACCGCGTGTCCTGGTCGGTGGGGCTATATATGATTCTGCAAAAAAAGGAAAGGCAGCAAGCATTACAGACCTCTGGAGCAATGAATATGCCGCCCTTGTGAAGATAGCAAGCGGTGAGGCAGACCTTGTAGAGCCGGGCGTTGGCAGGACATTCCTCTGGACAGAAGATTCAGCAGACAATGCAATCGTTGAGCAATACAGGGATGAGAGCATCAGAAGCGATGTATTCAGAGTGCGTCATAACACCGATGAATGCCTGCTCAGATCTGTTGATAAGGATGGAACCACGGTGAGCAATATTGCTGCAGCATGTGTGTATCTGTTCAGCAATATAACCACGTGAACGAGAAGGAGCTAAGAGCATGGAGCAGAGGGCTAAGGGTTTAAAACTCTCCGCTCTCCGCTCTCTGCTCTCTGCTGGGGTTAATGTGATGGGGCGAAGATAGTTCATGATGACGACCTGGCGAATGCAAATGTACTTATCTATGTCTGGCTCTATACTGATGAGGATGAGCAGGACGAGTTTCTTAACTGGCTCAGGAAAGAAGGGATTATAGGGGAAAAAGATGTCCAGAGAATCTAAAAAGTATCTTTTGCGATTTGGACCGCCGTTTTGCATTTTCATGTCTTTGATAATGTTTCTCAGGCCGGGCAATCTTAATGTCATTATATATAAATTTTGTCTTGTGATTATTGCCGTTATTTTAGCGGAGCTGGTCTGGATTTTATTCTTTAAACCCATTTTTGGGAAAATTGAGGAGACAAGGCCTTATGCGCAAAGGAGTATCCTTATCTTTCGCGGTATGCTTTATGCTGCTATTGTCCTCGCTGTTTGCCTGGGACTGTAGCAGAGAGTTAAGAGCAGAGAGCGGAGAGCTAAAGACAATAAACCGATGCCTGAAATATCAGGCTCTGGTGATCCGGGAATCCCGGTATCATATCGGCATGGATGCGCCTGCCCACTTATTTATGGGGCAGATCGAGCAGGAATCAAGGTGTGATGAAGGCATAACTGCCTTTGACGGCGGGATGGGTCTGGGGCAATTTATGCCGGATACAGCAGAATGGATCCAGGAAAAGGAGAAGGCATTAAAAGAGATCTCCGTGGAGCCGTCCCCTTATGACCCGAGATGGTCAATCAGGGCGCTTATTCTATATGATCGCTGGCTCTATGGCGTTGTTATTTGCAAGGGCTGGTATTTTGCATTCAGGGGATATAATGGCGGTGCAGGACGATTAAATAAAGAGATAAAGGCTGCTGATTCCTGTGAAATCTATCTTGTCGAAAGGGCCTGCAAGAGAAAGGTAATCAAACTTAAAAGCGGTAAATCCCTCGATATGTGCAAGGTCAATATCGAATATTCTCCCCTGATATATCAGAAAGCCGAAAAGTATGATCGGGAAGGAGTGATGAGATGAACGGGCAAATATGGCTTGTAATGCTCACGATTATTGGCGGGCTATTAACATGCTTTATCGGGATTCTTGTAGCCGCAATGTTTAAATGGCGGGATGAAATAAAAAAGGATTTAATGGAATTCCGAAATACTATTATGGATGAAATCAATAAAATCGTTGGGCAAAATGAAATGGCACATAGTGAACTCTGGGAAAGAATAAATCATCATGCCCATACTGAAGAGGGTCTTATAATTATTCCAAAAAGAGGAGGTTAACTATGTGGTACTTTGTAGCTTTTTTTATTGGTGTTGTTGTGGGTGGTATCGTCGGTATGATGGTCGGGAGACACAATCCTAAGACAGCTAAGAAGGTGGACAATAAAATTGATGAAGGA